GATTCTCTTGCCATCCCTCCGGCTCTGCGTCTTCCGGCAGGACCCTCTGGAGCGGGAGGCCGGTGCAACGCTGTTTGACGCCAGGGCCAAACCTGATTGCGTCCATAACCTGCGCAAAGTCGAGGCGTTTCAACATCCGGTCGTAATTCGCCGCCCATGGAGTTTCACGCAGCATCCGCCGGAGCGCGTCATGTTTGTTCGCCACAAAAAGCGACTCCCGTCCCATGTCAACGCGCAGGCCGAGGCGTTTAAGCGCTACATCTGCGTCCTCCACGGACAGCCGAACCGGCCCGATGCTTTTACCGGCCGCCCGCTGGACGAGCTCGCCGACCGTGAGCTCCTGCGTCCGGTCCGAATCACTCACCCGGACCTGGGAGGTCAGAATCGTTTGCAGGACGATTTCCTCGTCTTTCGTTTCCTGGCTTTCGCGCTGCGCTTGCAATTGCGCCTTTCGCGCCTCGATCCATTCGCGCGCCGCGTCCTCTTCGATTCTAGCGTCTGACGTCAGAGAATACGCGCCGGCCAGCAAAATGCCGATTTGGTCTCCAATCCGCTGATTCCCTAGCACGTCGGCCGCAGCGCGCCCGAAAATGCGCGCGTTCTCCCGCAAAATCGGGATGAGCGAAATCGTCCGGGCCCGTATCCCGTCGCAATACTGGCCCGTGAAAAGCGCCTCAGAATCTGCCTTAAGGCTCGCCCAGCGCTCGGCCCTGCCAGCGTTTCGATCCGGACGGAGGCCAACGACAGTCACCCGCGATTCGTCGGCGCCGTCCTCAATGCCGACGCCAATGCTCGAGAACAGAAAGCAAGACCGGACGTCAAACCGCTGGGCCTTGCCGGCGATTGTGCCCCGGAATGTATTTGCTTCCCCTTCCGAGGATGCGCCGCGAGCCAGGAACAAAAGGTTTTTTACGTTTTCGCGCGCGCGCTGGTCGTGCCCTTCGGCCTCGTCTATGACTACCGGGAGCGCATCCCCTGCGAGCTCCTGGCGGATCCCCGCTTCGGAGGATTTGCCAAGGGCAATAATCGACTGATTCCCGAGGAGCGGGCGGATTATTTGCGTTTGGACGTAGCTTTTGCCGGATCCACTCGGGCCCGTCAGCCAGAGGTGCGGGCGCCATGACAGGGCGCCGCAGATAGGCGCCACGACGGCCCAGCCTGCCAGGAAATAGGCGTCGAGCGGGGTTTCCCAGTTGTACCGGCGCAGCATGGCCAGCATTTTGGCGGCCTCGTCTGTGTTCGCTGCGGACGCGTCAGGGGACCCAATCGCCGGCCGGTGCTCGTAAACGTGGCTCGACTCCATTTCATGGAGCGGGACCGCGCGGCCGTCTGACAGGAGCCGGTCGCCCAGGTGCAGAACTACGCGCCCCGAATCCCACCAGGCCCCGCGCCCGCGTAGCCGGCGCTTGTCATAGGGCCCGGCCTGTACGCATTGCTGGATGATCGCGTCCGCAGCGGCGTCCCAGTCCGGGCCGCTTGAGCGGCTCGGGAATTCGCGCTCCCAGTCAGACAGGGGCGCCAAAGTGCATAGTGAGCGCTTGGACAGCTGCGCGGCAGAAAAACTCAAAACCTGATAGGTCCGGCCGCTCATAAAATACAGCGTATCATGGTCGTAGCCAAGCGCCCGAAATGGTAGCGCGCTCGGGTTTGCCGGTTTCCGGAGCAATTGCAAAACGTCGGCCTCTGTCCAGCCGTCCTCGGCAGCGTCGGCGACGTCCCATCCGTCTGGCTTCCCTGGCGGCGTTTTGATGACCCGCGCCGGCGCAATCGTTTTCAGAATTGCCGCAATTTCGGCCATTGCCTTCGCGCTTGGTTGCTGGTCCGGCGGGAGTTCCTGCCCGGTCGTTTTGTCCTTTTTCCGGTCTGCGTCCGGCCACAGCACGCAGTCACGGCCGGCCAGAGTCTGCCAGTTTGTTTTGCGTACGGCGTTGACCCCTCCGTGCCATGTTACGACGACCCAGCCGGGGAGCAGGGCCTGTGCCGCGTCCGCGGATTTTTCGCCCTCGACGATAAGTACCGGCGCCATCGGTTCACGGATCAGGCGCGCCAGGTTGTAAAGTGGGAGCGCAGACGTCGGCCGCTTTTGGCGCCATTGCTCGCGCCCGTCTGTGTGCAGGCAAAAACTCCATGGAATGATTTCTTTCCCCTCGCTCGTTTCATAGCGTGCGACCTGGAAAACTCGCTGGCCGGTTTCGGTCGTGTACAGCCAGACCTTGCTGGGCGATTCATAAACCGGATGGACGCAGGCAAATGCGGGCGCGTCATCCGGGACAGGTACAAGCGGCGTCCAGTCGGGCGCCGGCTTCTCTTTGGCAGGCTGAGAAAAGGACGACGAGTATTTCGAAAGAATTTCTTTCGCCGCTTCGCCTTTCCCGATTTTGTAAATGTACGCGTAAAGGTCCACGGCGTCGCCGCCTTTGTCCCTGTCTGTTCCCGCGAAATCTGCCCAGAGCCCGGTTTCCGTATTGATCGAAAACGAGCCCGCTTTGCGGTCGTCTCGCGTCGGGTTTGTCGTGACATATTCGCGCCCGCGTTGCACTCCTGGCGGCAGCCAGGCGCGGAAATGGGCGAGTCCGAGGCGCGCGGCGAGCTCAAAGTCGATTTTCCCGGAGTTAGTCGCCATCCCAGATTATCCTTTTGACGCTTCCGTCTAGTTGCTCTTTTGCGATTTGCGCAATACCGCCCGCGCGCGAAATCGCATTTAGAAAAATGCGCTGGGGCGGGCTCACGCGGTAGTTTTTAGACTTGGACTCAATCGCCGCGAAAATGGCGACGCGCTGGCCCACCATGTCGGGCGTTATTGTCACGGATCGCAAGCCAATCAAATCCGACCCGCCTGGATTGCAAACGCCGTATTTAACGTATTGCCCGGAGTCCATCCGCCCAGCGCCAACAGGATTCCGCCAGAGCAGAAAATCCTGGGCCGTGAGCTCCAAAAGCACCCGGTCAGAGATGGCCGAATCCCGCACCGGGGCAGATTGCGCTCCGGTGCCTGGATGTCAAGCCTCATGCCTGGGCGCTCCATGTGCGGTACTCATCGACGGTTGAAAACAGGGCGATGCCGCCATCTACGCTTTTTGCAACGGCCGCGGATTTGACCGCGAGCCGGTGCGCTTGACGCGCTTCGGCCTTGGTTGCGTAGCTGCCGCCGATGCCTCCGTCAACATCGGCGAAAGTCGCCGGCCAGGGCGCGGGGACAAGTCCAGCGATAAAGTCTTTTTGCGTTTTGATTGTTCTCATGTCCTGACTATACCACAGACCCGGAACCAATGCAAGCAAAAAATATTGCCTGAGCAAGTTTTTTTACCATTTAGACGCCTTGCGCTCGCGGGCCTCCCAGACATGCCGGGCCCATCCGGGCTTGTAGCCCTTCGAGCGGGCCAGGATTTGCAGGTCCTCGAATGACTGGCACCGGGCGACCTCGCGCCTGCGCTCCCGCTCCAGTCGCGCTTTTTCCACCTTCACCAGGTCCCCCGGCCGTTCTTCGAGCTTCCGCTCGCGTGCAACCGGCTCTGCGCCGCATCCAGGGCATTTGCGCAAAAACGCCTGGTAGACCCGGAAACAGGACGGGCACTGCCTGACGCTCAGGGCCTCTGGATCCTCGTTTTTTCTTGCCTTCCGTTTCCGGCCTTCGAGGGTCCAAATCCGGTCGTCGTCTGGCATACCGTGCCGCAGGCAGTTCCCGGCATGGTCCAGAATCAGGGCAACGCGTTTCCCTGGATACGGCCGCAGCACCCGGCCGACCTGTTGCAGGTAAAGGCCCTCGGATTGCGTCGGCCGCAGCAGGATGGCGGCGGCAACGATTGGGACGTCCGTGCCCTCTGACACAATCTCACAGGACGTCAGGACCTGGACGGCGCCAGTTCCCAGGCCGTCGATCAAGCGCTTTCTGGTGGCGTCATCCGTGCCGCCATCCAGGCAGGCGGCACGATAGCCAGCCGCCTGGAATTGCTCGGCGACGTGGCGAGCGTGCGGGACCGAGACGCAAAACGCAATGGCCGGCAGGCCGTCCGCCAATTTGCGATAATGCGTCACGGCGTCGCCTGTTATGGAGGATTTGTCCATCCGCCCGGCAAGCTCGCCGCGGTCGAAATCGGATTGCACCCGGCGCACGCCTGACAGGTCAGGGGACGACGGCGCGTAAATCTCAGCCGGGCACAGGTACCCGGCGGCCGTGAGCTCTGCCGTCGATGGGCCCAGGATCAAGTCATCGAAAAACCCACCAGCGGACACGCCGAGCCCCTGGCCGTCCATGCGTGCCGGCGTTGCCGTGACCCCCAGGATTTTGGCCGAATGGTAGGCGCCAAGGATTTTTCTCCACTGCCCGGCGGTTGCGTGGTGGCATTCGTCCACTATGATAAGGTCCGGCCCTGTCTCAATTTTGCCCAGCCGGCGCGCCAGGGTCTGCACGCTCGCAATCTGCACGGAGTCGCGCGAATGCCTGGCGCCGGACGCGATGCGGCCATGTGGGACGCCGAGCCCTGCCAGGGCCCTGGACGTCTGGGTCAGGATTTCGGCCCGATGCACCAGAACCCAGACCCGCTTGCCGCGCGCCAGAGATGCCGCAGCGATATGCGCAAAAATAACGGTCTTCCCGCCTCCGGTGCTTAATTGGTACAATGGCGCGCGCCTTCCGGACGCATAGGAAAATCGAATTCGATCGACCGCGGCCTGCTGGTAGTCTCTGAGATGTATCAAGATTCCCGGATTATATACCGCCAGAGAATTCCGCGCAATGTTTTTTTTTCTTGCGCAATTCCCTGGCGCGTGCTAAAATCCGGGGGATGATTTCGGACAAAGCGGCAAAACTGATTGACCAAGCCATTCAAGCGGCGGTTGACTTCGACCGGGTTCTGGCGGACAACGCAGAAGGGTTTTTGAATGCTTCTGGTTTTGAAGCCTTGAAACAGGAAGCGGCCGACAATCTGCACAGGACTCAGGACGAATTGCAGAAATACATTGCAGAACTTGAGAAGGGGCGAACATGGAACAAACCACAGAAATAAGACGCTCGGGAATCGGCGGCAGCGACGCCGCAGCAGTTTGCGGCCTGTCCAGATACAGGACGCCGGTTGAGGTTTACCTGGAGAAAATCGGCGAGCTCGAACCGGAGCCAGAAAACGACGCAATGCATTTTGGCAAAGTCCTGGAGGCAGTAGTCGCCGACGAGTTCGCGCTCAGAAATAAAGTAAAATTGCGCCGCGTCAATAGGACGCTCAGGCACAAAATGCACCCGTTTATCATGGCGCACCCCGACCGGATGCTGTCAAAAGACGAGGGTCTGGAGTGCAAGACGGCCGGCCGCTGGTACAAGAACGAGGACTGGGGCCCAAATGATTCGGACGAGGTGCCCGTCGAGTATTTGCTGCAGTGCCAGCACTGCATGGCCGTAACCGGTGCGCGGGGCTGGTTTCTCGCCGTGCTCCTGGCCGGGAATGAGTACAGGCAATATTACATTCCACGGTCCGAACAAATCATAAATTCTCTGATCGAAAAAGAGGCCGCATTCTGGGAGCGAGTCCGGACGCGCAACGCGCCGCCTCCGTCCAATCCGCTGGACGCGTCGCTGTTGCACCCGCGCGACAGGGGGGCCTCAGTGATTGCATCCGTCGAGGCGAGCCAGGCGCTTTTGGAATTGCACAACCTGGCGCGCGAAAGCCGCGCAATCGAGAAACGCGAAAAGGAATTGAAAACGCTGGTCATGGCCGAAATGAAGGACGCCCTGATTTTGCAGGGCCTGGACGGCTCGCCGCTTGCGACCTGGAAAATGCAACAGCGCGCCGGCTATACAGTCGCGCCGTCCGAATCGCGCGTGTTCCGGCTGGGGAAGGTGCCGTAAAATAAATTCGATAGAGCTTTGAAAAAAACAGGAGAAAAAACAGGTGAACGAATTAGAACAAACGAACCCGATCAATCAGATGGGCCTGGTCCCGCAGACAATGGCGCAGGCCATGGAGCTGGCGACAGTCCTTAGCACGTCTGCAATCGTGCCAAAAGATTTTCAGGGGAAACCGGCGGACATTGTGGCCGCGATTTTGATGGGCGCCGACGTAGGCCTCGCGCCAATGCAGGCCCTGCAATCTGTGGCCGTTATCAATGGCAGGCCGGCCCTGTGGGGCGACGCCCTGGCAGCAATCGTCCGCGGCAAGCCGGACTTTGAGAGCATGGTCGAGACATGGGACGACGCCGCGAAAATCGCAACGTGCAAAATCAAGCGCAAGGGCGAGCCAGAGCACGTTGTGCGGTTTGGGTTTGAGCAGGCAAAAAAAGCTGGCCTCGCTGGCAAGGCCGGCCCGTGGACAAACTACCCTGAGAGAATGTGCCAGATGCGCGCGCGGTCCTGGGCCATGCGCGACAAATTCGCGCACCATCTAAAAGGGATTGGAATTGCAGAAGAGGTCCAGGACATTCCAGCCGAGCGCGAAATCAATCCGGCGCCCGTGCAGGCAGAAACCCGCACGGCTCAAACTGCGGCGCTCCTGGCGGCAGAACCTGCGCAGCCGGCGGGCCCGACCCTGGCGCAAATCACGGCCGAAATTGCGGCCGCAGAAACCGAGGAAAAATTGCAGACGGTCGGGGAGCGCTGCGCCCTGTTGCCGGAGCAGGATAAGGAGGCCGCAAAAAATCTTTACAAAAAAAGAGGTTCTGAGTTGCGCAAAAAAGCGGGCTCGTAAAAATTCAGGGAAAGTTTTCTAAAAAGGAACAGGAGTTTACACAAATGGAAAATTTCGTATATCTGGCGCTTGCATTGGCGCTTGTCGCGCTCGGCGCATTCATCGAGCACGCGCGCGCCAATGGCTGGCTTAAATTCTCGGTGTTGGCGCAGCCAAAGCCGGAGAAAAAACGCGCACGCAAAAAGCGCGCAGCGAAACCAGCGGCACCCGGTGCGGCACCTGCAAAGCGTGGCCGGCCATCTAAGAAAGCAGAGGGCGAGCAGTCGGCATGATTGCGCCCACCTGTGGACACAGGACTGACAAGCAGAGGCAATTGGGCCTCTGCAAGCCGTGCATTTTGGCCAGCCATAAGCGGCTGCGCCCGATGCTAAACAAATTCCGCGCGATGCTGGCCGAAAAAACACGGCCAGGCATTCGCCTGGATTTGGTGGCGCGGGCGTACGAACCGACCGGAGGGCGCCTCAATGTCGTGGCTTGAAATCCTGAAAATGATTCCATGGAAAATCCTGGCCGTCGGTCTGGCGGTCCTGATTTTGTTTTTCGTTTTTGGCGGCCTCAGGGGGTGCGCCAGATTTTCGCGAGCCGTTGAAAGGATGGACCCACTTGAGCTTAAAGACATTTTGCTTTCTCCTGCTTCTGATTACGACAAGTTGTGACGCAGGCCGGCAAGCTGCGGCAGAAGGCTTGCAGGCTTGTTTCGACATTTGCAAGGGCGTCTCTGGCAGGTCGGGGGAATTCTATTTTGCCGTTTCCGGCAAATCCAGGAAAACCGGCGAGACTTCCGCGTCTTTTGTCGGCATGGCCGAATGCGAATGCAAGGAGCGTGCGAAATGAGGCGCGCGGGCTTGCTGGTTCTTTTGCTTCTGGTGGCATGTAAAACGGCCGCGCCGAATATTCAGCGCGAGCGCAGAGAAACGCAATGCGCCGGGAGTTTTGAATCTACGGGCGGGACGTTGCGAATCCCGCCGGAGGTCTCGAACAAATCGCGGCCAATCGCTGCGCGGTTCGACTCGCTCAAGATTCACGCGCAAGATTTGCGGAATTGCCTGGCGGCCGAGCAATGCGTGCGCGAGTGGGCCGATTGGTCCTTGCAATGTGAACAGGAATGGACGCGAATTCTTGAGGCGTCCGCTTTCAATTTCTTTACAAAGCGCAAAGCCTGCGCGGTTGAAAAGCCGTTGTGCGAGGTGGCAAAATGAAACACTGCAAGCCGGGCCTGCGGCACAGGCAAGAATCAAAAACGGATAGAGTCGCAACGCTGACCGCGCGGCTGGCCTATCCGACGGAGAAGCTGAAGCCGCGCGATGAACGGCGGTACGTGCATGCCGTGCAATTGCTGGTTCTGGCTAGCTCCAGGAATATGGTTAAATTGCCCGGCCCAAAGGCAGACGGCCCAATATCGCCCCGGCTCGCGCAGCGTCGCAGGCGGCCTGCATGAGCTATCGGCCAATAACGGACGTTATGATCTTGGCCCGGCGGAAGGGGAAATACTACGCCGGATTCCCTGCCGGGTTTCTGCCCCGCGCACGGCATGAAATCGAGTGCAACGCAAGCGACCGTGTCCTGTTCGTTTGCGCGGGCAAGGTCTCGGAAAATGACGGGCGAAAAGTCGGCGGCATTCCGTTAACCGGCTTTTACCCTCAAGACCTGACCGTCGATATTGACCCGGCCACAAACCCGACAGTCCTTTTTGACGTGCGCGAACTGGACAGGGTTCTAAATCAGGAAGACGCGCTTTTGTGGCCGCCGGGTGCGACAACACCGGCCCCGCGCGGCGCGATCATTGACAGAGATTACACGCCGGAGGATGCGGACCAGCACGCAACAGGTCGCGAGACATGGCCCGCGAATCTTGACAAGTTGCTCTCTGACACGCTGCGGCTTGTCCCGGTCGGATGCTGCGTCGGCGTGCTCGACTATCTCACGCCGCGCCCGCCGAAATCGGCGCAGATTGTGGCACATTTCGCTGTTACGACAATGTATGGAGGGCGGGAACGCGCTTTCAACGTGTATCGCCGACTAAAATAAAATGCTTGCCCCAGGAGAATGGGAATGCCCAGAAAACCCAAAAAAACTACCGGTGCCAAAAGACGAGGCCGCGCGCCTGTGGCTCGAGGAAAGAAAAAAGCAGGACCCGTTTTGGTACCTGCCAGAAAATCCAGAGGAGCGGCTCTGGCTGAAGCTCTAGCGCCGATTTTTGAGCGCCTGGAGCACTGCGAAGAGTCAATCAAAGAGCTCTGGCTAATGCGCCAGCAGATAAATGCAATTTCGAAGGAAGTCGGCGACGCGAAGTACGCGCAAGCCGAGGCTCTGCCGCAAGCGGCCGAATTGTTGGAGCGAGTGGAAGCAGCGCAAGCGCAAACGCGCCGCATGGTCGAAGCCCTGGCCGTTAATACGTTTGATAAAATCCAGGAAATTAAGGATGCAAAATGATTCTTTACGCGCCCTTTCGCTCTGCTCAGGATATGGAGGCCTTGACCTCGGACTCCATAGAGCTTTCCCAAATGCTCGAACCGTCTGCTACGTGGAAAACGAAATTCCAGCCGCATCAATCCTGGTTGAAAATATTAAAAAAGGCAGACTGGATGATGCGCCTATTTGGTCCAATCTCAAGACGTTTGACCCTCGCCCGTTCGTCGGCCGAATTGATGCAATCATTGGCGGCTACCCTTGCCAGCCGTTTTCCGTTGCAGGAAAGCGAGGCGGAACCGATGACCCCCGGCATTTGTGGCCATACATTGCCGAAATCGTCAAAGAAATCCACCCCCGGATCTGCGTCTTTGAAAACGTCCGGGGTCATGTTCGACTGGGATTGTCAGAAGTGCTTGGAGATCTCCGATCTTTTGGCTACAGAGTTAGGGCGGGCATATTCGCAGCGTCGGAAGTCGGCGCTCCGCACAGGAGAGAGCGCGTGTTTGTCGTGGGGGTCTCCCAGGGTTACAACCAATGGCGGCAACGGCAAGGACAGGGGCGAGAATCGGAGCAGGATCGAAGATCAGGTCCACCAATGGCCGACAGCGCGAGCTGGCGACGGGAAACACGGGGGGCCGAATCAGAGGGACGGGAGCGGGAGTGCGCACCTGTCCAGCGCAGTCCTCTGGCCCACAGCATCGGCGCGAGACTACAAGGATACGCCGGGGATGAGCCCAGAGGCTACGAACCCGGACGGATCGCGCAGGGACAGGACGGACCGGCTCCCGATGGCAGTGTATTGGATGACGCCAGAAGCGTTAAATCAGGACGGGTATCAGATAGCAAATGGGAAGAAATACCTGCGTCTTGGTGGCCAAGTCGCCCTGGCGAGGCACAGTGCGAATGGGAAGAGCCCAGAACAATCGACAGGAAACTCAACCCCGCCTGGGTCGCCCAGCTAATGGGCCTGCCGTCTGATTGGGTAGAAGTTGAGGGCTTGACCCGCGAAATGAAATTGCGCGCACTGGGGAATGGCGTAGTACCGCAGCAGGCCGAGCTGGCAATAAGGACGCTTTTACAATGAGCCCTGACGAACAATTGAAACTGGCGCGCGAAATGCTGGCGCGGCCATTGCCCCCCGGGATAACAATCCAGACAATCAAGGGGCGGCTGCGCGCGTACAATGCGAAGAAGGGCCGAAAGAAAAAGCTAGAAATCGAGCAGTACCTGAAAGAAGTTTTCTGGCCAGGCGAAGAGAAGAGCCGCCAGACCGGGCCAATGCGCTACAGGCGCAAAACAAATCGGAAGGCCCGGCCGCTTTCCATTTCGGCAGACGCGCTCTGCGACATGGCCGCAGAATCAGACCGCAAGCGCGAGCTAGAATTGCAGGCCGAAGCGTTGCAGTATAAGCAGGAATTCGAAGAGATAAACGCGGCGCGTTTGAGGCGTGGCGTGCTTCCAATTCCGTGGCACATTTACTGCCGGGACAGGGCAATCGGAATTTTTGCAGAAAAAGATTTGCAAAAATGAAAAAGGCAAGGTAAAATCCGGGCATGAGAGAAATTGAAGTCGGCCTAAAGATCGACCGGGTGTTCCCGTGCCCATTCTGCGGCGGTCGGCCGGCGCAAATGTCAGCGATGGGCGAACACTGGTTTTTGTGCCCTTCTTGCCGTGCGTCCTCCGAGATGACGTCCTCGGCAGAAACCGCGCGCGCAGCCTGGAACCGGCGCACGCCTCCGTCGGACGCTTTCAACCCGCTCGAGCATGAGCAGGCGAAGTGATGCCGTACGTTGAGAACATGAGCGACCGGATAGACGCGGAAATTTTGCAACAGCAATTCGGCACGCATCCGCCCCAGGTGGCCGCTCTGGCAAAAGCGCATCGGATTGTTTCTGTTTCAGCCGAGGACCAATTCGGCCGGCGTGATTATCGGTGCTCCTGCGGCGAAAGCGCGCTCCTGGCCAGCGCGCGAGCATGGGAGTTGCGACATCAAACGGTTTTCACCGCGCCTTACTATGGATGCAGGATCGCACAGCGGGCCGGGAACCAGATGCCCGGAGTGCAGGGGAAGCGGGACGGTGTTGGTTAAGTATATGTACGAGCCATTGGGACGAGGATCGTTGCCCCACATGCAAAGGCACGGGCCGCATATGACTTGGAGTCATAAGGGGAATTTATGAAGAGTTTAAGCGCTAAATGGCAGGCGGGAAGCGATGGCCGGATGCGTAAAGGACGGACGCGCGTATCTGGCGGCAGGAGGCCGGGATTGACCAAAGACCAACAGCGGGCGCTCTGGCGCCAAATGTACAAAGAGGGCTGGCGCCTGCAAAAGAGCCACTGGTTTGGGTGGGGGATATTGCGGCGGGGGGTCGTCTTGGCGGCCTCTCTGGTTCGCGATCCTGGCTTGCGCCTGGCCAGTCAAGACGATTTCGCCACTCGAGGCGAGGCATTGGCCGAGGCGTGCCGCATATACCGCTTGACGCGCAAACCTGCCCGGCGCATACAACGACCAAATGGGAATCGAAAAACTGGCCGCAAAATTCAAAACGGAACTGAGTCGCGAGCAATACGCGCGGCAGCACGTGCAAGCCTTCCTCACTGCGCTTGCAATCGACAATATCGCGCAGGCCGGTGCCGAGGGCCCATACCTGGAGCATCCCGGGCACGAAAAGGCGCTCGCAGCATTCGGCGAGCAAATCGACCGAATCCGACAAAATCCGGGAACAGTGGACACAATCGCCTTCGGCGATTCGATTCTCGATTTCGCGCGCGGGCACCTGGAGTCCATCCCAGCCGACGCGAATTTCGGGCTAGCTGCGTCATGGCCGCATAACGTTACGCGGATGGCCCTGCAAATCATCCCGGCCCTGGCTGGGATTGCCGGCTTTGCGCCCCGGCACCTGGTCATCGGGACGCCTGGGGGCAATCCGCTTTTGCTCAAGCAAGCGCCGGGTGGCGTGCTCGCACAGACGCTTTTTTGCCTGGACAGCGTACGAGACGAGGCCCGCAAGTACTGGCCGGGGATCCAATTCATTCTTTACGGCCTGCCTCCGACGTATTCGCCGACCGTTTACCAGGCCCGGCCCGAATACACGGCAACGCTGATCCGCTGGGCGGACCGGGACGGCAACGCCTGTTATGTTGACATCTGCGCCGGATTCGGCGGCCTGTTCGGCCTGTTCCCATCGCTGCGCATGTCGTCCGACGGTATCCACCAGACCCCGCGCGGAATTCTCAAAATGGATCAGCGCTTCAAGCAAGCGAAGTCCGGGTTTTTTCGGGTTGTGATTTGATGCTGTTGCACGGCGAAGCGTTGCAGGAGCTGCGCGCGCTCCCGGATTGCTCGATTGATTCAGTTGTCACAGACCCTCCTTATGGGCTGGCATTCATGGGGAAGCGCTGGGACTACGACGTGCCCGGCGTTGAAATTTGGGCCGAATGCCTGCGCGTGCTGAAGCCGGGCGGGCACCTTCTGGCATTTGCCGGAACGCGCACGCAACACCGCATGGCCGTCAGGATTGAGGACGCAGGCTTCGAAATCCGGGACATGGTCGCATGGATTTACGGCAGCGGCTTTCCGAAGTCGATGGATGTCTCGAAGGCGATAGACAAAGACGCAGGGCACTGGCGCGGGCGTGCCGGATCGGTGATAGCGGACAATGGCGCCATGAGTGGCGGAAACTACGAGCGAACGCCAAAAGGCGACCCAGTGACCGAAGCCGCCCGCCAATGGCAAGGCTGGGGCACCGCCCTGAAGCCAGCCCTTGAGCCGATCACAGTGGCGCGCAAGCCGCTTGCCGGCACGGTGGCCGAGAACGTGCAGGCGCACGGAACAGGGGCGCTGAACATCGACGGGTGCAGGGTGCCGACGGCCGATGACTGCGCACGTAAGCCCGCACTGGTGGACGACACAGCGGCAGGGTTCGGCAAGGGGTTGGCGATGGGGGGACGAGGGCACGACGCCGGCCGCTGGCCCGCCAACCTGATCCACGACGGGAGCGAGGACGTCCTGGAATTGTTCCCGGTTACGAAAAGCGGAGGCTCAGCCGCGCGCTTTTTCTACTGCGCGAAAGCCAGCAAATCAGAAAGAGGCCCGGGGAATACCCATCCGACAGTTAAGCCGCTTGCGCTCATGCGCTATCTGGTGCGACTGGTTACGCCTCCCGGCGGCACGGTGCTTGACCCATTCATGGGATCAGGGACAACCGGCCTTGCCGCTGCGGCCGAGGGTTCCCGGTTTGTCGGCATTGAGCGCGACGAGGCTTATTTTGGAATTGCCAGGAGACGCTTGATTTGATGCTGTTGCACGGCGAAGCGTTGCAGGAGCTGCGCGCGCTCCCGGATTGCTCGATTGATTCAGTTGTCACAGACCCTCCTTATGGGCTGACTAGTGCGCGCCCAGCCGGGCGGTCTCCGGCCACCAAAGGGGCCGTCATGCGCGGATTCATGGGGCTCCAATGGGATGGCTCCGTGCCGAGCGTTGAAATTTGGGCGGAATGCCTGCGCGTGCTGAAGCCGGGCGGGCACCTTCTGGCATTTGCCGGAACGCGCACGCAACACCGCATGGCCGTCAGGATTGAGGACGCAGGCTTTGAAATCCGGGACATGATCGCATGGGTTTACGGCTCGGGGTTTCCAAAGTCGCTGAATGTGAGCAAGGCGATTGACAAGAATGCGGGGGCTGTGCGGGAGGTTGTGGGCAGGTACGAAGTAACCAGAGACCTGTCCGGTGGGTCGTGGAGCGACCTGCATGGGAAGCCGAACAATGCCACCGAGGTTGACATCACCGCCCCCGCCACCGACGCCGCGCGCCAATGGGAAGGTTGGGGCACGGCCCTAAAGCCGGCGTTGGAGCCAATCACTGTTGCGCGGAAGCCTCTTGAGGGCACGGTCGCCGAGAACGTCCAGAAATGGGGGACCGGGGCGCTCAATGTGGACGGGTGCAGGGTGGGGACCAATGATGACTGCGCGCGCAAGCCCGCGCTGGTGGCTGACACGGCGGCCGGATTCGGAAATGGGTTGGCGATGGGCGGTCGTGGTCACGACGCCGGCCGCTGGCCCGCCAACCTGATCCACGACGGGAGCGAGGACGTTTTAGAACTGTTCCCGGTTACGAAAAGCGGAGGTGCGCCGCTAAGACGGCAGGGGATGGGCTACAATGGCGGCGCGCAAGGCCAAGAAGTTGTGACCGGGCCCCCTGGCTCCGATGGTTCAGCCGCGCGCTTTTTCTACTGCGCGAAAGCCAGCAAATCAGAAAGAGGCCCGGGGAATACTCATCCGACAGTTAAGCCGCTTGCGCTCATGCGTTATTTGGTGCGCCTGGTTACGCCTCCCGGCGGCACCGTGCTTGATCCATTCATGGGATCAGGGACAACAGGCCTTGCCGCTGCGGCCGAGGCTTTGCAGTTTGTCGGCATTGAGCGCGACGAGGCATATTTTGAAATTGCCAGGAGACGCTTGACGCGCGAAAACGCGCGCGGTTAGGTGCTCGCATGAGCGCCAGCAATGTGGTCCAGATTTCGCTCGATGCCGGGTCAACATGGACTTATACAGTCATCTGGAAAGATGCGGCCGGCGTGCCGAAAAGCCTGTCCGGGTATCTGGCGCGATTCCAGGCACGAAAAAAGGCCGGGGCAGAAACCGCGCTTTCGCTTGATGAGTCCGACGGGATCACGATTTCGGCGTCTGACGGGCGCCTGGACTTGCAAGCGTCAGCTGCGCAGACGGCAGCGCTTTCTGGGAATTATCTGTATGCGCTTGAGGTGGAAAGTCCGGTCGGGATTATCACAACGCTGATTCGCGGCGTTTTGGTTGCCCGCCCTGACCTGGTGCAGGCATGAGCGGCGAAACGGTCGAAATCATAGAGCAGGTGCAATCCGTCGAGGTCTACGAGGCCGCGGCGAATGTTGTCCTTGTGCAATCCGAAACACTCCTGGGCCCGGAAGGTCCGCGCGGATTGCAAGGAGTCCAGGGCGATACAGGCCCACAGGGCGCAGCGGCAACCGTCTCGGTTGGCACAGTTTCAACGGGCGATCCCGGCACAGAGGCCGAGGTCACAAATTCCGGCACGTCCGGCGCGGCCGTTCTGGATTTTGTCATCCCTCGCGGCGCAACGGGATCTCA